TTCTCGACGATCTCGAAATCCTGGCGGAATGGGGGTTCGTTTCGCTTCGCGCGCGCGATGCGGCGGGCAAGCTCGTGCGCGACCCCGCCGGCGAGCCGAACGCGCTGCAACCTGGCGGGCGATACGCTTCCCATCAGGTGTGGCGCAAGGTGCGCGCCGGCGAGGCTACCGGCATGGGCCGGTGGTTCCGCGACGATCACGAGCTGTACATCGTGGCGCGCCGCGGCGACGTCCCGGCGCCGCTGCCGGGCACGCAGGCCCGGTCGGTATTCGATGCGCCCTGGTCGGGGCATTCCTTCAAGCCAGGTGAGGAAGTGCGCGGGTGGATCGACCGCTGCTGGCCGGGTCTGTCGAAAATCGAGGTGTTCGCCCGAGGCGCCGCGCCGCAAGGCTGGGTGTTCTGGGGCAACCAGGCGTTCAACGAACCTTGCGACCCGGTGACGGGCGAGATTGTGGAATCGAATTCCGGCAGCCGTGCCGCTGACGGAATGCAGGCAGGGGTGCCTGCGGAAGCTGAGCGCGAGCCGATCTCGCGCAGTTCGGGTGAAACCGGGCAGGTGGTCGGAGGTCATGACATTGTGCTTAAGACCGCGGCGGGAGCAGGTTCGGCTCCCGCCGCTGGTCCTGCCGCACCGCCGGTCGAGGCCGTCGAGGAAATTCCAGACTTCCTGCGCATCGTCGGCCTGACGCCGGATCACCTGTCGCTGCTCGATGAAGTCGCGCCGCGCACCTTCAACGAAACGATGCTGATCAAGAAGCTGCGCGAGAACCCGCAGCGCGCGACCGCGCTCGACGTCCGGCAGCTCGACCGCATGGCAGCGAGGATCGCCGCATGAACCAAAGCTCTTTGCTTCCCGGTCCGGCCTCCGGCCGTCCTCGCCTCTTACGGCACGAGTGGGGCGCGCCCGTCCGCTTCGAGTTCAAGACCGAGCGGCAATGCTGCCGCTGCGGCATCGTCAAGGTGACGCGGCGCGGCGGCGACGGCTCGTTCTGGACCGAGTTCTGGCGGGCGACAGGCGCCGGGGCTTCCGATGAATACGAACAGGTGCCGAAGCCCGTCATCGACGGGACGGAGCGCACGCCCGCGTGCCGGGCGATCGAGGTCAACCAGCAACCGACGACGAATGCCGCGAAGGAGGCGGCGTAGCCATGCCGAAAGTCCGCAACGTCAACGTCCTTCTGGGAATGATCGAGCGCGGCGCTGTCGCGCGCGACATCGACCGCCGCTTCGCCGAACTCCTCCACGGGCTGAACGATCTCGGCAGCGAGGAGTCCAAGAAGGAATTCAGGGGCACGCTCACGATCAAGGTTTCGGTCGGCGTCAAGGAAGGGACGGCGCGGATCTCCGCGGAGGTCGATCACAAGCTGCCGAAACGGACGCCAAGCCAGACGCTGCTCTTCGTCGACGACGAAGGCGAACTCGATACGGAGCACCCGAAGCAGCCCGACATGTTCGGCAGCGGGCCGCGGGCCGTCGAGACAGCCTGACCAGTCACCGCCCTGCGGCGGCAATCAGGCGGGCGCATGGGGCATCCGTTGATGAGTAAAGGCGCGGCCGGGCCGCTGCAGGTCCCGTACTGAGACCCGGCCGCGCCATCCCCTTCCGAATGCAGCCCATGCCCGCGCCGGCGCTCTCCGCTTCGCCGGACACCGGGTGCGTCAACCCCAGAAGAGCGGAGCGGCACGAAGGAGGCCGCAGGCCATGAACGACAAACCCAATCCCCCGAACCAGGGCACGGCGGGCTCCACGCCGTTCCCCACGCATCTGGCGATCCGCGAACTGATCGAACTCGGCGACAAGGCGAGCGCGCCAACCGTGCTGGACCTCAAGACGGAAGGCCTCGGTTTCGGCCTGCCGCCGACGGTGCCGGTGCTGTTCAACCGCAACACCCAGGCGGCCACCTCGCTCCGTACGCTGATCGAGGAGCAACGCCAGCTGCCCGCGCGCCGGGCCGGCGTCGCGACGCTGCAGACATTGCAGGGCCTGACCGCGCTGCTGAAGCGACACCAGGATGACGACAGCGCGCTGTTCGTCGATCTCAACTGGCGTGCGCCGAAGATCGTCGCGATCGTCGACTATCACCGGCAGACGATGGCCGCGAATCCGCATGAGCCGCGGCACCTGCAGCACCGGCTGGAGTACACGTTCCCGCTGTCCGAGGGCTGGCAGAAGTGGGTGAAGAAGAACGGCCGCCCGATGAACCAGGCGCAGTTTGCGGCGTTCATCGAGGACCGGATCAGCGACGTGTCGGCGCCCAAGGACACCGAGCAGGCGGAATACGAGGCGCTGTTCAAGACGAAGATCGCCGACCCGTTCGAGATCGTCACGCTGTCGCGCGGGCTGTCCGTATCGGTGAGCGCGAAGGTGCAGCGGGACGTGCGCCTGCAGTCGGGCGAAGCCGAAATGGTGTTCGAGGAAGTACACCGCGACGGCGGGAACCAGAAGCTGGTCGTGCCCGGGCTCTTCATGCTGTCGCTGCCGGTCTTCTTCCGCGGCGAGAACGTGCGCCTGCCGGTGCGGCTCCGCTATCGGGTGAAGGAAGGGAACGTCTTCTGGTTCTACCAGATGTGGGAACCGGATCGCTTCGTGACCGATGCGGTCGAACGCGCGCGCGACGCCATCGTCGTCGAGACGGGCGTGCCGGCCTACGAGGGCGCCGCCGAGGGCTTCACCCTCGCGAAGCCGGAGCCGATCGCGGACGAGGACGAGGATTAGGCAATCACGGCCAAATGGGCGCGGCGGCCGACGCGTCGCCGCGCCAATCCCTTTTCCCTCCGCAAGATTCATGTGGGTACGACATTGAACGCACCGTTTCCTTCCGCGCACTGGGACCTCGACGATCGGATGACCGTGGTGCTGTTCGCCGGCATGGGCGGGGGCTGCGACGGGCTCGAGGCGGCGGGGTTTCCGGTCCACCTCGCTGTCAACCACGACCCGCTCGCGATCGCTGTCCACGAGACGCGGCATCCGCACACGCGGCATCTGCGCTGCGACGTGTTCGAGGTCGATCCGCGCCAGGCGACGCACGGCCGCCGCGTGCGCGCGCTCCATGCCTCGCCGGACTGCACGCACTTCTCCGTCGCCAAGGGATCGAAGCCGGTATCGAAACGGCGTCGGTCGCTCGCCTGGGTGATCCCGCGCTGGGCCGGGCAGGTGCGGCCCGAGGTGATCACCATGGAGAACGTGCGCGAGATCGTGACGTGGGGGCCGCTCGTCGCCAAGCGCGACCCGAAGACCGGCCGCGCGATGCGGCTCGATGGCAGTGTTGCCGCCAAGGGCGAGCGCATCCCGGTCGGCGAGCAATGGCTGATCCCCGATCCGCGCCACAAGGGACGCATCTGGCGCGCCTTCCAGAAGCACATGGCGGGGCTCGGCTACAGCTTCGAGCATCGCAACCTCTGCTGCGCCGACTTCGGCATCCCGACGATCCGCACGCGGTTCTTCGGTATCGCGCGCGCCGACGGCGGGCCGATCCACTGGCCGAAGCCGACGCACGCGCCGCGCGCCAAGGCGAAGGCGCTGGGCCTGAAGCCATGGGTGGGGGCGCACACCATCATCGACTGGTCGCTGCCGGTGAAGTCGATCTTCGGCCGGCCGAAGCCGCTCGCCGACGCCACGCTCCGGCGCATCGCGCGCGGCGTTATGCGCTACGTGGTGAACGCGGCCGAGCCGTTCATCGTGCGCGTCGATCAGCAGAGCGCGGCAGATCGCAATGGCGTGCAGAACATCCGCGAGCCGCTCAATACGCTCCACACGAGTCAGAGCTTTGCGGCCGTCGTCCCGGTCGTTGCCGGCGTCGGTGGACGCATGGGGCAGAGCGCCGAGCGGTCCGCAGGGGATCCTCTGCAGGCCGTCACCACGAAACCCGATTCCGTGCTCGTCGCCGCGCACCTGCAGAAGTTCCGCCCGGGCGCGTCCGGCGCCGACGCCGCGGAGCCGCTGCCGACCTACACGTCGAACAGCTTTGCCGGACGAGCCGCTCGGGACCGTGATGGGCTGACGGAAGCGGGGGCGGCACGCGGCATCGGCGCGGCCGAGACGGCGCGGCGCGTGCTGACGATCGTGGCGCGCGACGGGCTGATCGACGCGGTGCTCGACGACGGGAAGGGCGGGGCGGCATGAGCTGGAACGCGCTCGCCTGGGCGGGAAAGCAGCGGGTCGGCCACGCGCACACCAAGGCCGTGCTGATCCTGCTCGCCAACTATGCCGACGAGGCCGGATCCTGCTTCCCCTCGAACGAGCACCTCGGCGACGTGCTCGAGGTGTCGATCCGCACGATCCAGAACGCGGTGACGACGCTGGAAGAGGCGGGCTATCTCACGCGGACGCGCGACCGCAACAAGGACGGCACGCTGGGCCTGACGCGATACCGGCTGAACCTCGACCGGCTGCCGGGAACGGGCTCGCCCCAGGAGGCGCGGAGCGTCGCCTCGGCCTCCAGCGCGACAGGAAGGGCAAACTTAGAAACGGATTCTACTCCGCCGGGCGTCGGCGTGGCGTCCGGCGAACCACCGGCACGTGGTGCCGGTGGTGACCACCGGCAAACCGGGTCGGAACCACCGGCACACGGTGCGCCAGCCACCGGCACAGCGTGCCGGTCAGACTCACCAGAAGATATTCACCAACAGGAATCCATCGAGAGAGACGCGCGCGCGAGCGATCAGGAACAAGCCCCATCGCGCCGGGAGGCGCTCAAGGCGGAGCGGGCCGAGCTGCTCGCCCGGCTCAAGGCGGCCTATCCGCACGCCAGCCAGGCCGACCAGGACGAGGTCGACGCGACCTGGGCGGCGATGCTGATCGCCGACTGCCGGGCGGCGGTCGACAAACTGCCGGCATGGCTCGCCGACCGCGGGCCGCGCCAGCAGGTGACGCTCGGGCTGGTGAAATACCTCAAGCAGAAGCCGTGGGAGATCGTGGCGGCGAAGGCAGCGCCGGCGGCGGCCCGCGCGCCGAACATCGACGCCTTCTCGCGAGCGTGGTGGTGGCTGTTCCACCGGATGATCCAGGCGAACTGGCCAGAATGGGCCACACGCGGGGCGTCGGTCATCGCCGCGCTGAGGCAGCGCACAAGCGCGGCGCGCAGCCGCCTGCCCTGGCCGGTCGACGAGGACAAGCGCGCCGCGATCCACGCCGCCGCCGAGGCGCTCGCAACGGCACATGTCGACGGCGAGGCGGTGAAGCTCTGGCGCGAACGCTACCGCGCGCTCGGCATCGAAATGCCGCTGCCGGACATCGCGCAATGGATCTTCGTGCCGGCGGTGACGCCGGAGGAATGGCTCGGCGGACAAGGGTCGGGCGGATGAGCGACCAGGAAGCGAGGAAGAAAATGGATGCCGTGCAGGTGACGATCAAGGAGGCGGCGACGCTGGCAGGGTTGCCGATGGCTGTGACAGCCGCGGAGCCCGTGCGGGATTTGCCGTGGTTCATCGTGCAGATCGAGCCGCAGCGAGAAAACACAGCGGTGGCTCACATGGTAGGCCGCCGCTTCGCGCCATATTGCCCGGTTGTCCGGAAGGAGGTGAGAGCCGGCAGGGCCATGAGGAAAGTGCTGCGTCCGATGTTTCCTGGCTATCTGTTTCTCCAGTTCAGCATCGCTCGCGATCGCGACCGCGTCTACAGCATGCCGGGCGTGCGCGGGCTATTGAAGCGCCCCGGCGACCAATTCGCCGTTGTCACGGCGGACGACATAGATTTCATCAAGTCACAGGAAAAGGAGGCGCTCGATCCGGGTGCGGAACTTAGGGGGAAGCTGGCGCCATACGCGGAGGGCGACCTGGTGCGGATAAAGAATGGGCCCTTCGCCAGCTTCAACGGCACTATCTGGCAGCTTGATGAGAACGAGCGAATCAAAGTACTGATCGACATCTTCGCGAGACAGACGCCCGTTGACGTAACCGTAGATGATATAGAGCCGCTCTAACTCTTCGGAGATTTGGCGCGGCGGACGCATGGAAGCCCGGCCCACACGCCGGGCTTTGTCGTTCCTGGGGGATGAGGGCCTCGCGCTTCTCCTCTCCAACCGGATGGGCGGCTCGAATTCGGCAGACCCCTCGGGCGCGCCCCGCCTGCATCTAGGGATCAGCGAGGCCCTCGCTCGCGATGTACGAGATCAGCGCGAACTTCGCCGCTTTCTCCCGGGCGCTGGAATCCGCCTACAAGTCGGTCGGTTTCGCGCGCACCGTTGCGCTGACGCGCACCGCCAAGCTGACGGCGCAGTTCCTCAACGGCCTGACGCGCGTCGCCTTCGACCGGCCCACGCCGTTCACCCAGGGCGCTATCACCTGGATGTATGCGACGGCCGTGCGCGACGCGCTATGGGTGTTCGTCAAGGACTTCAACAGCCGCGGCGTCCCTGCATCGAAGTATCTCGCGGCCGAGGTGGCGGGCGGGGCGCGGCGCAACAAGCGTTCGGAGAACGCGCTCGCACGGCGGGGGCTGTCGGGGCAGTGGGTGCCGGGCTCGGGGCTTACGCTCGACGCATACGGCAACGTGCCGGGCAGCGTCATCCGCCGCATCATCTCGGACGTGCAGGCGGACAGCGAGGTCGGCTATCTCGCCAATCGCACGGGACGCTCACGCCGCCGCAACCGGCGCTACCGGGATGAACGGTACTTCATCCCGAAGCCGGGCTCCAAGCTGCACCCGGGCGTATGGGTTAGGCGGGGCAACAAGATCGAACCGGCGCTGCTCTTTGTGGCCGCGACACACTACGAGACCCGCTACGACTTCTACGGCGAGGGCATCAAGTTCGCCGAGGTCCGCTACCGCATCGAACTGGAGCGGGCCATCGCCCAAGGCTTTGCCGAGGCGAAGGGGTAGGGGGGTCGGCGGGTCCTCCCGAGGCCCCGCCCCCCGCGCGGTACTTTCGGACGCCGACATATTGGCAGTGAGGCTGGCAAAAAGCTGGCCTGACGATCCCTGACGGACCTGACGATGCAAGTTGCTTCACCTGACGATCGCAGTGACGGCATGCTGGTGAGCGTCAGCGAGGCGGCGCGCATCAAGGGCGTCACGAAGCAGACGATCTCCGAGAAGCTCCAGCGCCTCGGCATCGCGACGGCAAAGCGCGGGCGCGAGAAGGTGTTCCGCCTTGCGGAGTACGACGCCGCGGCGAACGAGACGACGGACCCGGCGCGGCTCATCGCGCAGCAGACGACGAAGACCATCCGCGGCGACGAGCCGACTGGCGCCGGCGGCGAAAAGGACCCCGGCTATACCCAGCAGCTCACCCGCAAGGCCGGGTTCGAGGCCGATCTCAAAGAAATCGAGATCCAGAAGCAGCGCGGCGAACTGCTGCCTATCGCAGAAGTCAGTGAGGCGATGGCACGCTGCGCCGAGGCGATCGTTCGCGACGTCGATCAGCTCCCGACCTTTGCCGAGGACCTGGCCGGCGCTCTTGCCCGCGGCGGCGTCGATGCGCTCCGCGTGGAATTGAAGAAGCGCGCGCGGCAGATACGCGAAACGCTGGCCCGCTCGATGACACTGCTCGCGACCCCCGACGACGAAGAAGCCGAAGGCGCCGTCTCGTGATCAATTTCAAACGCGCCCTGCCGGTCATTGCCGCCGCGCTCGCGGCCGTCTTCGCGCCGCCCGAACCGCTGGTGCCGTCGGAGTGGATGGCCACGAATCTCGTGGTGCCCGATGGCCCGCGCGCCGGCGGGCGATGGGACTCGTCGCTCACGCCGTATGTGGCCGAAATCGTCGATGCGCTCGGCCCCGACTCGCCGCACAACCTGGTCGCGGTTCGCAAGTCGGCGCAGACGGGTGTGTCCGTGGCGGCGATCGGCCTCGTGGGCGCCTACATCGATCGCGCGCCGGCGCGCATCGGCTTTGCGTTGCCGACGATCGACGCGCTGCAGGAGTTCAACGCCGAGAAGCTGACGCCGGCCATCGAGCAGACGCCGGCGCTGCATGACCGGATCAGCCGGCAGACGTCGCGGTCGGCGACCGGGTCAACGACGACGCGCAAGAAGTTCCGGGGCGGCTCGCTCGTCCTGATGAACGCGAACTCGGCGACCGACCTCAAGTCGAAGTCGCTGAAGATCGGTATCGGCGACGAAGTCGACGAGTGGGCGGACGATCTCGACGGCCAGGGCGATCCGTGGGGCCTGTTCGAGAAGCGGTTCATCTCGTTCCACGCGACAGGCGACTATCGCATCCTGGCGCTGTCGACGCCGACGCTCGCCGGTTCTTCGCGCATCGAGACGCTGTATCAGAAGGGCGACCAGCGACTCTGGCATATCGACTGCCCGCAGTGCGGGACCGTGATCGCGCTGGAATTCAAACACCTCCACTACGACCGGCGGCCGCCACACAAGGCGTACTATGCGGCGCAGTGCTGCGGTCGACCGATCGAGCATCACGAAAAGGCTGCGCT